CCACCAAAGTGATGTACGGACGATTGCGAATGTCTTTCCCGACGTTTCCCACCTGTCCCGTCACGGCCACCAGTTGCCCTTTGTACATCTGATCCGCGGCAATCTCGTTGGCCTCATAGGCGAGGAGGATCTGCCGCGCCGTCACTCCGATAGCCGTGGGCAATGCCGTCCTCGCAGGCGCGACCGTCTCCGACGACTCGGCGGGTGGTCCGGCGAGGCCCATGAGGGCCACGAGGCCAGCGCCAGCGACCGCCACGCCGATGATCCAGAAAATCCCTACTACTAGTTTCTTCATCGTTGATCGTCAGCGTTGCACTGCAATTCGGCTGACACCTCAGTCTGAAGCGAGGTCAATGAGTTAAGCGAGAGCGCCGGCGAGACGTTTGGCTGGGGGGAGACAGGCGGTCTGACACAGGACAGAGTTCTGACAGGAAACAGAATTCTTCGGTGCACCCTTCACCGCGCGCACATCGTTCAAGACCAGCAAGACGCGCGGCCGCAGACTAGGCACGATCCGCCGACATGCGCGCCGGCAGGATGGTCGCAGGTCCGACACACACACTGGCCGACCGCGCGCGCGAGCATGTCGAAGACGTCGCAATCTGGTTGGTGTTGCATCCGTTCGCCTTCCAGGACGGCGTCGCAAAACAGGCAGCGAGCCGGCAGGCCGGCGCCGGCGATCCGTTCGACGCCGATGGATTCGCCGGTCAGCAATTGCCAACCGGCATCGGTCAATGACAGCGGCACGCCACCAACAAAGCCGCCGATCATGCGGTCATCACACGTGACGATGATCGATCGACCGTTCAGCGATGCCACACGAACGGCGCCATCGGCTCTCGAGCCGCCAGCGAACGACAGCCGGACGCGATCGCCAACGTGCAACCGATCGGCCATCATGGTTCGAACCTTTCGAGCCCCGCGTGAGAGTCATCGGCGCGAGGGTCATGATCGTCGGCTGCCCTGAATCTCCCGCACCATTCTCGCGCACGATCTGATCGGCGCTGGTAGTTGCCCATCACCCGATCCTAAAGCAGTCTCAACCATCCTTTAAAGGTTATCCTTTCGAGCATATTACCGCGCTTGGCCGATTCGGCGATATCCCTTTAGGTCTTAACGGGTTCCGGCGATATCCCGACCGCTATACTCGGGCCAGATTGACGACATGGCTGCACGTTCGCGAGCACTATAGACGCCTGCTCGAACAGTCAAACCTCACGCAGGACGCGGTCGCTGATGCCGGGGGTCCCAAGCAGAATACTTTCTCTAGGATGCTCAAGAATTCTAGAGAGGGCCCGAGGGTAGAGACGCTTCTCCGGGCTGTGGATGCACTCGGGCTGTCACTCTCCGAGTTCTTTGGATCGATGGAGCGCGGGGAAGAGGCCGCGGGGCGCGCGCGATCCAACCATCGGCTATCGGCGCACGATCAGCGCGCCCTCGCGATCGGTCGGGCCATCCTCGCGGAGATCCAGGCTCTCCAGTCGCAGCCGCGACACCGGCGCAGGTAACCCCTCAAAGAACTGCTCTCCACCCTCGCTGGTGAGCGACCGCGCGTAGTAGGCGAAAGTCCTGGCAACTTTTCTGGCAACTTCCTGGCAACTTTTGACCCCATTAAGGGCCTTTTACTGCCATTGACCGCCATGACGCGGATCCGGGGCCGCCGCCTCGGATCGCGCCATTCAGGCCTGTTTTTATTGATTTCTTCGGGGTTTTGGGATTCGTCCCCAACGGGATTCGAACCCGTGTTTTGGCCTTGAAAGGGCAAAATGCACGGGGGGGATTTTCGTTAGGGCTCTAGGAGTTAGCGATTCCTGGCAACTTTTTCTGGCAACTTTATCGGTCCTCGCGGGGATCACTGCGGCCGAGAGATGTCGCGTGTCCCCTGCCGGAGCTCGCGCAGGTCGAGTAGAAACGCGCCGCGCGCATAGTCATCGAGATCGAGACCAATCTTGTCGGTCAGTAGCTTGAGAAAGATCTCGTCGGACTCCGCGGCTTCGGCCGCCTGAATCAGCATCAGCCCGATCTCGCGGGCCTTGGCCGACTCCATCTGTGTCCGTACCTCGTCAAGCGTGAGCTCGACGAAGCCGCGGTGCGTACTGCGACCATAGCCGCTCGAGACGGTCACTTCGTCGTGGCCGCGGCCGGGTCGCTTCGCCAGGACGCCTTCGGCCTGGCGCCGAAAGTTCTCGCGCGTCTGCTTCGAGGCGCCGATCGTCTCGAGCATCGCGAGCACCTCTTCGAGCACCAGCAGTTGCTTACTCATTGGACTGCGATCCTCCGCAGGTGTCGGGATTCCAACGCTCTAACAATTGAGCCAGACGGTGGTAGAGCGGCAGCTTGCCCCACCCACCGAGGTCTTGTCCCGCCTTCGACATCAACACCAGCCGGTCGGCCTCGTCGCCCTGGCCGTTGGTATAGAGATCGTCGACGATCGTTTGTGCCAACTTGTTGGCGGTTGTCGTTTTCATTTGTCGGATCCATTCAACGTGTCGGCCGTCCGTTCTGCGGCGACCCGATCCGCAAACCAGCCGGCTGTCGTCGTCCTGTGCTCGCGATCGATGATCGTCCAGCCGAACCCGCCATGAAAGTTATGCTCGGACACGACACCGTACCGTGCGCCGGTCCATTGATGACAGGCCCCGCAGTAGCCCTCGCGGGCGTCGTTTGGATTCGCGGACGTGCGACCACATTGCGGACACGTAAAGCTGTCGGATCGATTCGTGTTGTCCTTACTCACCGGCCTCTCCCCTTGGCGCCGGGCGCGGCCTTCAGCACGCCCTTGCGCTTCTGCGCCAACACCTGGCTCATCGCCGCAACGGCCGCTTCGTCGACCTCTTGGTTCGCCCCGAGCGCATACCGCGCCGGGACGGTCGAGCCCTCGGCGTGCAGCCCGAGCCGCCCGACGGTCGCCAGGTCGCGGGTCACCCGATAGACGAAGGTCAGGAACGAATGCCGGACGTCATAGAGGCGCAGCTGGCGCAGATAGCCGCTGCGTGTGAAGCCGGCCTTCAACGCCCGGCCCAGCGATGATCCCGAAAACGGTCCATAGGCGCCGGCGGCGTGAAACTCGCGAAAGGCGGAGACCGCGTCCGGCATCAGCGACAGCGTCCGTTCTTCGAGGCCCGCGCCTTTCTCGCGGCCCGCGACGTAGAGCGTCCCAGCCTCGAAGTCCAGATGCTCGGGCCGAACCGCCATCAGCACCTGTGGCGGCAAGCCAGTGTGCAACAGCACGCGCGCCCGAATCGGCGCGAGCGAGAGCACCGGCGTGGCGCCCTTCTTCGTGGACTGGTACTTCGGCATCGCCGCGATCGCGCGCTCGCAGACCAGCATGTCGATTCCCCGCGGCCCGGGTTTTGGTTCTCTCGGGTTCTCGGCCTTCTGGACGGGCCCGCCATCGCCGATCAGGAAGACGAAGAACTGCCGCAGCCACATCCGCCGCTTGCGCACCGTCCCGGCGGCGTACCCGCGGGCGGCGGGACGGCGGCCCCGTTGCGTCGGCGCCAGCACGTCAGCTTCCGTCAGCCAGCGATCGATCACCTGGTTGATCTCATCGGTGGTAATCGTCAGCGGGTCGCGGTCTCGCCCGAGCATGTCCATCCACAAGCCAAGGTGCTGCGCGGCCTGCGCGATGGTCTTCTTCGATTGGTTCTGCGCCAGATACTCTTCGACCTTAGCGGCGAACGATCCGGCCATCAGCGGCCGATCGCCGAATTGCCGGATCATTTTCTCGCGCCAGGCGTCCCGCTCCACACGCGTCGAGGTGAGGGGGAAGCGCGTGAACTTAACGCCCTGCGGGCCGGGGCGCACGCGCACATACGCCTGGATGTAGGGGGCCTTGCCGTCGCGCCTGAGGCGCGCGCCTTCTTCGAGTCTCATCATTCGGTCAGATCTCCCATCCGTGTGGCGCGCAGCTGCGCCCGGCGGTCCAGACGATCAAGCAGCGCCTCGAGCTCGCGGATGATCAGGCGGGCCACTCGCGGCCGTTGCCGAATCAGCGCGTCCATCAGATCCCCGATCCGCCGCCACGTTTGCCAGAGTTCGATCGAGTCGATCGAGGCGGTCGAGCAGTTCGGTAAGCACGAGTCGCTGCTCGAGGATCTCGAAGCGCGTCCCGATGAGCGCCGCGTGGAGGTGTTCCAGCGGATCGCGTGGATCATGTGGTGAATCGGCATGTCTCCTCCCGCACTGTTCGATCTCGGCGAAGAACGCGGAGACGTCGAGGCCGAGACCAGTCACAGCTTTCACAAAGGTCTCTACCGACGGGCCCAGGTTGTGATTCGCCAGCAACTTCGAGATCGCGTTCTGCCCCGACAACTGCCCGGCGGTGGCGACGGCCTGTTGCGTCACCCCCTGGCGCTGCGCCGTGGCCAGTCGTGCCGCGTAGTGGCGACGAATCAGGTCCCAATGCATGCCGCCAGCATATCCCATTAGGGATAGACTTGCGACAAGATAACGACAGCACGGCGGCAAAACGGCAATTCTGGCGCAAATTTTCAGATGCTTGACACGATATCCCCATAGGGAAGTACTAGTGGGCCATGAAGCCCGTCTACCTCAGAACCCGGCGCGAACAATTGGAAATGACGCAGGAAGCCCTCGAGCGGACCAGCGGCATCGCGCAAAACACCATCAGCAAGCTCGAAAGCCAACCGCAGGCGCGACCGGCCTTCACCACCGTGATGGCGTTGGCCGCCGCGCTCGATGTGGATCCGCTGTCGTTACGGTTCGGCCCCGATCCGCGACGGCCGACACCACGCCGCAAGCGGCTAGCCGCATGACCGCCGACGTGCGCTGCTACACCGTGCCCGAAGTGCTCGAGAAACTGCAGATGCCGCAGCGGACCTTCACAGCGTTGAAAGCGCAGGGCAAGCTGCCATTCCTTGAGGAGCTTCGGCCGCGCCTGGGGCGACGCGTGCGCTACCGCGCCGATCTGATCGATCGCTACCTACGCGGCGAATGGGGGCAACCGCGCTCGTTCGCTTCCTTGCGCCGGGGGGCGTGAATGACGACCCCGGCGCTCCTGGTCGTGCAGACCTACTACTGCACCGGATCCCGCGGCGCGTGGTTCGAGATCCACCTGGCCGCCCATGACGTGCCGCACATCTACCGCCGACGCGGACCCTTGTGCCCGTGCGTCGTGCTCGTGACGAGCGAAGCCACGCTCTACCAAGACGCGCTCGACCTCGAGGGCACGCCGGCCCGCGTCCGCGCGACCTGGCATCGCGAGAACCCGTACTCCGTGCTCGATAACCTGGAGGTCGCTGCGTGATGCAGGGGCAAAGCGGTTACACGTGGTTCAAGGAAGAACGCTTCGCCGCGATCCTTGTCCAGAGCCTGCGAATCTCAAAAGCGCGCAATGTGAGGACCTATCCGTACTACCACATCGATCTCAATGCGGGGAGTGGCTACAACACGGAGGCTGGTGTCCCTGGGAGTCCGGTGAATTTTCTCAATGCGGTCGCGCGCGAACGTCGCGACAACATGTACGCATTTTTCATCGACAAGGACCCGTCTTGCATCGCGGCGCTGACGACGTGCCCTGAGATTCTCGCGACCCCGAAGGACCGTCTATCGGTGTTCGAAGCGGACAACGCGGAATTACTCCCCGTCGTGTCGGCATTCATTCGTAAGCGGGAACACAGACCGCAGTACGCGATGGGGTCGATCCTGATCGATCCGAACGGCTATTCCAAAGGTGTTCCGTGGGATGCGCTGCGGATGTTCTGTGCGGAGTATCGGCGCTTCGACGTGATCATGAATCTGAATATCCGCACCTTGCGACTCGAGACCGGCCATGCCTGGGGACGTGATCGAGTGCATTGGCCGTCAGAGTTTTCGGCTCTGTTCAGCCGTCCGTCGTGGATGTGGACGGATGTGTGTCAAATCGCCGGCTCGTCATGGATGCAGTTCGTGGGTCGCACGATACAGACCGACACCATCGGCTATTCGCAACTGGGGTTCTATGACAGTCGATCCGCTCGTGCCCAGGCCATCCTTGCCAAAGTCGAACCTGCGGCGAGTACCGCTCACCCGACACTTCTATTCGACCTATGAAGAGTACCTCCGGCATCCCGTTTTTCTGGCCGTTCGGGCCGTTGCGTGGGAGCGCGACGGGGGCCGCTGTCGGCACTGCGGCGCGGTGGCGACCGAAGTGCATCACGTGGCGTACCCGCCGTGGGGCACATTCGACGTCCCGTCGCATCTCGAGGCCATTTGTCACGCGTGCCACTGCCGCATCGAGAGGAAGCCATGACGGCGCTTGTGTTGCCTGACGCGAAGCGGATCAAGCTCGCGGAGATTCCCGTGATCGTGCAGCAGGTGCAACTGGTACGGCAGCACTGTCAGAACCGTCGTGACCAGGCGGCAGCGTATGAGCTGAAAAAACAGCTGGACGCGATTCAGAAATATCTGGATGACAAAGCCGCGAAGAAAGCGATTGCGGGTGAGCAGCGATTGACGGAGCTGTTGATTGGCGAGCTACTGGGGGTGCCGCAGCGCGGTCGTCCCTGGCCGAAAGATAATCCTACCCCGGGTAGGATTACAAACGGTCTGACCGACCGCGTAATTCACGAATGTCGGCAGATGGCCGTGCATGCCACGGAAGTGCGCCGTCTGGTGGCCGCAGGCACGGTGGTCCGGAAAAAGATCCTCCGGAGACTGCCTGCTGACATCCCGATCGAGAAACCCGCCAGCGCGAAACCCGCGCAGACACACCCGACGTTCAATCAGGTCAACGACAACATCGGCTGGGCGCGCTGGTCGTGGAATCCGGTAACCGGCTGTCTGCACAACTGCGAGTACTGCTACGCCCGGGACATCGCGGAGCGGCTCTATCCGCAGAAGTTTGCGCCAACGTTTCTGCCGGAACGGTTGACGGCTCCTCTCCATACAAAGCTCCCGAAGGACGCGACCGATGATCCCGCCTGGCGGCGCGTCTTCACGTGTTCAATGGCCGACCTCTTTGGTAAGTGGGTGCCGCAGGAATGGATCACTGCCGTTTTTGAGCAGATTCGTGAGACCCCGCAATGGGAGTACCTCTGCCTCACCAAGTTTCCTGATCGGCTCGCGCAGATTGATTGGCCCGACAACGTCTGGGCCGGAACCACGGTGGATCGACAGCACCGCGTGGCCGTGGCGGAGAAGAGTTTCGCCGGCGTCAAGGCTGGCGTTCGCTGGCTCAGTTGCGAACCGCTGCTCGAGCCCTTGAAGTTTTCCTCGCTCGTGATGTTCGACTGGGTGGTAATCGGCGCGTCGACGGGGTCACAACAGGCCGAACCGTTTGCCCCGCCCTTCGAATGGGTCACGGATCTGTATCAGCAGGCCCGCGCGGCTGGCTGTCGCGTGTATCTCAAGCACAACCTTTTTGGCTCACAGGATGGTCGCGCGCCAGGGATGCAGCCGATCCATGAATGGCCGCGATGAACAAACACCGACGAAGGGTTGACGCATGACGATTGACGCCCCCGGCATCTACGACCTTCCGGCTGCGGCGTATCACGCCGATCCGTGTCCCGAGCCCTCGCTCTCCTGCTCGATCGCGAACTTACTCTGTCACGCGTCGCCGGCGCACGCGCGTCAGGCGCATCCGCGGCTGAACCCGGACGCCGTCGACGAGAAGCGCGAGGAGTTCGATCTCGGGACGATCGCGCACGCGCTGCTGCTCGAGGGCAGTGCCGACCGGATCGCGATCGTTGACGCCAAAGACTTTCGGACGAAGGCCGCGCAGGAAGCCCGCGACGCTGCCTACGCCGCCGGCCAGCTGCCGATCCTCGCGGCGCGCTGGGTCGACGTCCAGGCGATGGTCGTCGCCGCGCGCGCGCAGCTCGACCAGCATGCCGACGGTGGCCGGTGGATGTTCACCGGCGGCAAGCCAGAGCAGACCGTCATCTGGCAGGAGGACGGGCTCTGGTGTCGGGCACGGCTCGACTGGCTGCGGCACTCGAGCGCCGGCGTCGCGATTGACGACTACAAGACGACGTCGGGCAGCGCGAACCCGGAAGCCTGGTCGCGCGCGATGTTTGACCGTGGCGCCGATCTCCAGGCGGCCTGGTATCGGCGCGCCGTCGCCGCGCTGACCGAGCAGGACGCGCCGTTTCGCTACGCGGTCCAGGAGACCTTCCCGCCGTATGCGCTCTCGGTGATCAGTCTCGGCCCCGACGCGCTGCTGCTCGCGGAGAAGAAGGTCCTGTACGCGCTCGACGTCTGGCGATCCTGCCTGGCGTCGAACACCTGGCCGGGGTATCCGCGGCAGACCGCCTATGCCGGCCTGCCCCCGTGGGAAGAGGCGCGCTGGCTCGAGCGCGAGATGCGGGAGGCCTCGTAATGGCTCCACGCCAGTCCGTCCGTCGCGTCTATGGCCTGTACTACCGGAAGCGATTAGCCAATCTGGACGGGCGCTTGGCGCTGTTTTGGATGCGGAGCGTGGCGGACCTGTACAACCGGATACACCTGCAAGAGTCGGGCGTCGTTGTGGCGCTGGACTTCGACACCAAACAGCCGACGCGCAAGATGCGAGAGGCGTCATGAAGCACGAGTTGAAAAGCTGGCCTGATTTCTACGCGCACGTCATCACCGGCGAGAAGACGTTTGAGATTCGCCAGGACGATCGCGGATATCGAGCGGGCGATCAACTGTGGCTTCGCGAGTGGAATCCGACGCGTGAGGACTACACGGGCCGCGCGTGCGTGGTCGACGTGCCGTATCTCCTGGCGGGCGCATGGCCAGGGCTGGGCGAGGGCTATGTGGTGATGAGTATTCGGTTGCGAGAAACCGAGGAGGACTTCCTTCCATGAGTCCCGTCGATCCGAACGTCTACGACCTGGCGGCGGATTTCGTCGAGGATATCGTCGCGGATGCGGATGTCCATGTGACGGAGGCCCAGCGCCTGGAGTACGTCCAGCGCGCGGCTGAGGCGATCCAGCGCGCGGTCGAGGACGAGTGCAGCGCCATTGAGGCCGAACTCTTGGAGCCCCGGCGTCGGTTCTTCGTCGCCGACGAGTCATGACGAACGACTACATCACCCTCATGCGAGGCATGTATGCGGGCGCCAGGATCCGGTTTCGAGAACTGGCGGCGCCACACATCGACAACGCTGAGACCGCCGCCACCGCCGATGCCTTAGCCGGCGCGGTTGGCGAGGTCTCGCCAGAGGACGCGCTCGAGGCCTTGATCCAATGGAAGCAGGAACGATCCGCCAGGGACAAGTGATGGCCTTCACCTTCCGTCCCGCAACGCGCGAGAACGTCGGACTCCTGATTGGGCTCTCGGGCCCGAGCGGCGGCGGCAAGACCTTCACGGCCATGCGGCTCGCGAAAGGGATCGCCGGCGATCGGCCGTTCGCCGTCATCGACACCGAAGCTGGCCGCGCCAAGCACTACGCCGATCAGTTCCGCTTCGACCACGGCGATCTCACGCCGCCGTTCACGCCGGAGCGCTACGCCGACGCGATCGCCGCGGCCGACGCTGCGAAATATCCCGTGATCGTCGTCGACAGCATGAGCCACGAATGGGCGGGCGACGGTGGGATCCTCGACTGGCAAGAGGCCGAGCTCGATCGGATGGCCGGCACCGATGCGAAGCGGCGCGAGGCCGTCAAGATGGCCAGCTGGATCAAGCCCAAGATGGCGCACAAGCAGATGGTGCAGCGGCTGCTCCAAGTGCGCGCGCATTTGATCCTCTGCTTCCGCGCCGAGCCGAAGATCGAGATGGTCCGCGGCGAGGGCGGCAAGATGGAGATCCGCGAGAAGCAGTCGCTGACGGGGCTGCATGGCTGGATCCCGATCGCCGAGAAGAATCTCCCCTACGAGTTGACCGCGTCCTTCCTGCTTTTACCGGATCGGCCGGGCGTCCCGCTGCCGATCAAGCTGCAGCAGCAGCATCGCGGGCTTTTCGCGCTCGATGTCCCGATCACCGAGGCCTCCGGGGTCCAGCTTGCCGCCTGGGCGCGCGGCGGCTCCGCGCCCTCGCCGTCCGCGTCGGACGCCGAGCAGGACTGGTTGCGTCAGATGCTCGCGGCGCGGACGAAGACCGAGCTCCGACTGGTGGGCAACCGCTTAAAGACCGCGGCGGACGGCCTGTCGCCCAAGCAACTCGCCGCCCTGCGGGCCGCGTACGATGCGCGGCTCTCGAAATTCAGCGGCCGCAAGACGAAAGAGGAAGAGGTGACCCGATGAAAGTCAGCATCCAGGTGAAGGACCGGAACGAAGGCGACGCGATCACCCGCGCCCTCGACGATCCGGAAATGCGGGCGTACGTCGTGACGATGGGGATCCTGCTCGAACTCCCCGACGATGCCGCGCGCACGCGCGTCCTGCATTGTGTCGAGATCCTGCTCTCGAGCGCGCCGAGCACGCGCGCCCGATCGGGGGCGTTTCGGCTGCACGACGGCGCTGCGGGCGGCAACGGGCGAGAGGTGGCAGATACCGGCGAATGAGGACGTCCCGTGAAGCTCGTCGACACGATTGCGACGCACCCGAAGCTGCTGCGCGCGGCCGAGATCGTCGGGGGCGAAACCGGGCTCGCGGAGGTGCTCGCGCTCTACGTCGCGGCGCTCGGCCACAGCCGCCATTTTCTGACCGACGGGTACATCACGCACAAGTTCGTGACCGGATCCGCGATCAGTTCGCGAGGCGAAGCGTTGGCGAATTCGCTTTCGGATCGCCGGGTCAAGTTGTGGCATCGCGTGAAGGGCGGGTACCGCATCCATGACTTCCACGATTTCAACGATAAGGCTCGTGCCATCAAGGAGAAGCGGCGAGCTGAACAGGCGCGGGTGGCGGCCTATCGCGCCGCGCGGAACGGAGGGCGTACGTGAGGTGTACGCGCGTACAGCGGGAGACGCGCGCGCGCGCGCGTCTCTCCCAATCTCCCAATCCGGGTACGGCGTACGTACAGGCAACAAGCCTCTTCGATCTTCTGGGTGATCCGTACGTCAGTGGTATCACCGCCGCGCTGCGCGCGACGGGCTTCGCAAACGGACGAATGCAGACCCGAAACCGGCTCACGTTCGCAGCACTGTGCGCCATCGCTCGGCACATCCTCGAGCAGGAGCGCAGCATCGACGATGCCGAGTGGAAAGAGCGCATCAAATGCCGCATTACTCGAGAGCGCCGTGCGTACCCAAGGCCTGAGGAACTGAGCGCCGTGCTCTCAGCCGTCGAAGCCGCGTTGGTGAAACGGTGGGGACCGCGGCCGTGAGCCTGTCCGATCCCGCCCGCGCGATCCCGTTGTCGTCGATGCCGTGCCCGCTGTGCGACTGCACGGGTACGGTGCAGGCGAGCGCGGCGCTCGGGTCGCCGGTGCCGGGGGATCTGGTGATCTGCCTGGCGTGCGGCGGCGTGTGCATCGTGACGCCGGCGCAGCGCCTGCGCGGCTTCATGCTCGCGGATCTGGAGCACTACCACGTCGAGACATTGCGCGCCGTCGTACAGACCGTGATCGCGTTACATCGCAGCTATGCGCAGAAGAATTAGGCGCATCCACCGAAAGGCGGTGTGAGGCCATGAAGAGACGCAGGCAGGCAGGCAGGCAGGCAGGCGCAAAGCTGATGCCGACTTCCCCTCGCAATCACATCGGACAAGCGATCGCCGAGCTGGAGGCCGAGCGCGTGCATCTGTCCGCGCGGCTCGCCAAGCTGGACGAGGCGATCGCGACGATGCGCGAGTTGTTTCATCTGCCGCGTGCGCTTGGCCGCCGCGGCCGTCACCCGATGCCGGCGGCGACCAGCAACGGACACGAGGCCACATTCAACGCCATCCGTACCGCACTTGCCAGAGGACCGATGTCACCCGCCGACCTGGCCGAGAGACTGAACATCAGCCGGCACCGACTTCGCGCCACCGTGGCGCCACTCGAGGACGCCGGCGTGCTCACCAGCACGGGCGCGACCGCCTCGCGGCGTATCGCCCTGACCGGCACGCCGGCGAAGGAGGCGCCTTGACCTGTGCGCACGGATTCAGCGGTACAGTCCACCACCCGCGGACGACTTCGAATGCGTGTGGAGTGGCGGCGAGGGCCTGACGTCCATGGGCGCGAGGAGATCTTCATGAAGTCCTATGCGATCTACCTGACGCAGACGCCGGGGCGCTGCCGGTGGTGCCGGTGCACGGACTGGGAGCCGTGTGCGATGGGTTGCGGGTGGGCTAATCGCGAGCGCACCGTCTGCACGGCGTGCGTCCCGCTGGATCGCGCGATGCGGAATGTGCCCGGGCGCCGGGAGCTTGCAGAGTTCGTGCAGGAGTCGGGCTTTCTTCAAACCGCGAGGAGGCGAGCATGAGCGTTCCCAACGAGTACCAGTTCGTCTGCGACGTGGTCGGGCCACGCCTGCGCATCGTCGGCGATGAGGAGGAGACGCGGGCGAATTCGTTTTGGGCCTGCAACGATGGCTGCGTGCAGATCCGCCGGCAGGATCCGCGCTGGGGGCTGCTGATCAAGACCGGCGGGGCCCAGGTCGAGAACCGGGCGGCGGATGTCTGGTTATATGACCTCGGCAACGGGAGCGGTCAAGTCGTCGACATGATCGCCAATGCCGAAGGCGCGCCGCCCCCCGAAGGCGGGGCGCGCACGCCGCCCGGACCAGCCTGGAGCGAGAAAGATATTCGCAGCATCAGCGAGTGGGTCGTGCCCTACAACGACGCGCCGGCGCCAGGTCCTGACCCCAGCGGGGATCTCGTGACCGTGCCGACCGCGGGCGCGTTTTCCGATCTGCAAGCGGTCGTGGCGCAATTGCAGGCCGACGTGGCGGCGCTGCAAGCCAATAGCGGCAGTAGCAGCGGGTTCCCGTCGCGCATCGCGCTGCGCACCTGGCGCGGGCGGTATGTGGTCGCCCTCGATGACGAGGCCTACTCGGTCGCGGCCGATCGCGAGAGCGCCGGCGCCTGGGAAACCTTCGACGTGGAGCCGAAGTAACGCGATGACCACTCTCGAGCCGCTCGAATCCTGGGAGCGCCGGCACGCCGTGCTGGTGTCGCGCGCCGAGACGCTCGACTGGGTGGCCAACGACTACGAACTGCGGCTCGAGGCCGAGGACCGGGAGACGATCCGGGCCGTGGCGACGAAACTGCGGCAGGCGGCACATGACCTGCTCGCGAGGTATCGCTGATGCCGACCGCCTCGAATTACCTGTGCGGCTGTGGCCGATTCATGCGGCCGAGGCAGAACAGTGTCACCGTCGAAGAGCTACTCGAGGATGGCTCGCCCTACAAACTCTGGGACGCTGATCTCTGGGAATGCGTCGAGTGCGGCGTCGAGATCATTGCCGGCTTTGGGCAGTACCCGTTGGCCGAACACTGGCAGCCGACGTATGTCGAGCAGCGCGCCCGGTTGGCGCCGGTGTACCCAGGTCGTTGTCGGGAGGCAGGCTGATGGTCTTCATTCGCCGCCGCGTGCGGCAGCGCGCCGCGCAGCGGGCCGCGCTGAATCGCCCCGACCTCACGCCGTATCTCGAGCGGCGGCCTGCTGACCACACGTCGGTGTCAGCCGACACCGAGCGGAGTGTCCCCGCCGCGCCGAGGGTCTGCGACCCGAGCGGTGATGCCGGGACGACGCACGTGTGGCCGCCGGGCGCCCAGGTCGGCGACTGGTGCCGCTGCGGGAAGCGCCGGCGGTTCACGCCATGACCTGGCTCGTGGCCGTCTCGATCGGCATCGTGACAGTGTTCGGCCTCGTGCTCTACGCCGTCATGAGCGCCGGGGCGTCGCTGCGCGACGACGAGGATCGGCTGCGGCCCAAGCCGGATTGGTGGGACGAGGAGCGGCGTCCTTGACACGGAGGAGGAGTCCTTCGCGTTGACGTTCGAGGAGCGGGAGCAGGAGGCAAGAATGATCACGCTCATCATCACGCTGATCATCATCGGTCTGCTCTGGTATCTGGTCGAGACGTACCTCCCGATGCCGGCGCCGATGAAAACGATCATCCGGGTGGTCATCATCATCGCGCTGGTCCTCTACCTGGCGCGGTTCTTCGGGCTGCTGTGATGACCCGCCGGGAAGCGATCCAGGCGCTGACCGCGCTACCGGCCGTGGCGCGGATCAGCCGCGCGGACGTGACGCCGGCCTCAGTGATCATCGTCGAGTGCGACGAGCGGCTGACGCTGCAGGCACGGGCGATCCTTCGCGACCAGCTGCAGAAGGTCTGGCCGAACAACCGCTGCCTCGTGCTCGATCAGGGATGCCGGTTGAAGGTGCAGCCGTGAAGGCCGCGCGTGTCACGGCCACCACGGTCCGAGCCCTCGAGCTCGAGGTCGGCGCCTCTCTCCGTGTCGTGGAGGTCACGCATGTCGGTGACGCTGAACGGATGTTCCTCATCCTCACACCGCGCTGTCCGTACTGCGGCCAGCTGAACCCGCGGGTGCAGTGCCGCACCTGCGGCGCATCCGCCCGGATTCACTGATGCGGTATTGCTGTTCGTTCTGCGGCAAGTCGGTCAGTTCCGAACTCCCGGACGACTCGGTGATTCGCGGCGTTATCTTCTGTCCCGAGTGCATTCAGGCGAAGAAGGTCCTGTTTCCTGAAGACGCCGACGACGTGTCGGCGACGATGGCCTACAGGCTCGCACAGAAGATCGTCGATGACTTGATGGTCAACGGCGCTGGTGAGAAGGCCGACCGCCTGGTACTGATCGACCAAACGGGGCGCGACCTGGGCGGCTGGGGCAAGGTGCCACTGCTCCACCGCATCGCGGCGGTACTGAAGCCTGGAGTCGAGGAAGGTCGGGAGGACGCCTGAGTGCCCAGCGCCCCGCAGCGGACGTGCCCCACCCCACACTGTGGCCGGCTGACGTCCGGTCCAGGCCCGTGCCGTCGGTGCCAGCGCCGGCAGGACCTGGCGCGCGGGACCGCCGCGGCGCGTGGCTACGATGTGGTCTGGGCCAGGGTGTCACGGGCGTGGCTGCGCCGGTTCCCCTGGTGCGGGCAGCGGGGAGACGGCCGCCTGCACACCGAGCACTCCCGCTGCGCGCAACGCGGAGAGCGTCGGCGGGCGGCCGTCACCGACCACATCGTCGCGCTCCGTGAGGGCGGCGAGCGGCTCGACCCGGCGAACTTTCAGTCGCTGTGTCGCGGCTGCAACGCGGCGAAGGCAATCACGTACTCGGTGCGCCGGTGAAGATTTGCGCGAGCGATCATGTTGGCACGCGTTCGATCGGGGGGGGAGGGGGATCAAAATCGCTGGCGCGCCCGAGCCCCGGAACCACTCCGGAGGTTCGCGCGTGCGGCCGCGAAATTGGCACCGGGGGCCTGAAGATTGTGTCAGGTTTCACCGCAGACGCTGGAACACTGGCACGGAGAGACGCCTATGCGCGGCCGGAAACCAAAACCCACCGCTCAACGCCGGCTCGAAGGCAATCCGGGCAAGCGGCCGCTCCCGGCTGCGGAAGTCACGCCGCCGACCTCACTGGACGCCTTCACCGGTGACGTGCCCGCGGAGCTCCTCGAGGATCCGCTGGCGGGTGAGGAGTGGCGGCGGCTCGCACCCATGCTCACCAAGGTGCGGCTCGTGACCGACGCGGACCGCGCTTCGCTCATCGCGCTCTGTCTCGAGTGGTCGCGTTATCTCGAAGCGATCGGGAAGGTGAGGCAGCTCGGGATGATCATCGCGGCGCCGAGCGGCTATCCGATTCCGAACCCGTACCTCTCCATCCTCACGCGCGCGATCGCCAACTGCCGCCAACTCTGGGCCGAGCTCGGACTCACGCCCTCGAGCCGCACGCGCGTCACGCCGGCGACACCCGGCGCCGCGCCTGGCGTCGTGGACGAGTTCAGCGAATTCGACGAGCCGAGGCCGCGGCGCCCACACTGACCCGCTATGCCGCACGCGGTGGATGCCTACGCGCGCGCGGTCCTCGCGGGCCGCGTGGCGGCCGGGCGCTATCACCGCCTGGCGTGCGAACGGCACCTACGCGATCGCCGGCGGGAAGGCACGCGCGGATTTCCCTATCGCTTCGTCCCGGCCGAGGCTGACCGGTTTTTCCGCTTCGCGGCACGACTGAAGCACTACAAGGGCGAGTGGGCGGGACAGCCGATCGTCCTGCAACCGCATCAGAAGTTTTGTCTCGGGTCGCTGTTTGCGTGGAGCCACATCAGGACCGGGCTGCGGCGCATCAGGACCTATTACGAGGAGATCCCTCGGAAGAACGGCAAGAGCCTGACCGCGTCCATCGTCGCGCTCTACGTGACGTTCTTCGACGGGGAGGAGGGCTCGGAGGGGTACTGCATAGCGACCAAACGGGCGCAGGCCCGCATCGTGTGGGAGAACGCCAAAGAACTGGTGCTCCGCAGCGGGCTGCGCTCCCGCATCGTGCCACTGGCGGCGAACCTCCATCGCCCGTCGACCGCCTCGAAGCTGGAACCGCTCGGCGCCGATAAGGACTCGACCGACGGCCTCAACCCGAACCTGGTGATCGTGGACGAGTTCCACGCGCACAAGACGCGCGGCCTCATCGACGTGATGGAAACCGCGACCGGGGCCCGTGAGCAGCCGGTGAACTTTCAGATCACCACGGCCGGCGCCGACCCGTTCAGCCCGTGCGGCGTGCAGCATGACTACGCCGTCAAGATCCTCGAGCGCGTGCTCGTCGATGAGACCTTCTTCGCGTTCATCGCGCACGCCGATGAGGGCGACGATCCGTTCGACGAACGGACCTGGCGCAAGGCGAACCCGAACTACGGCGTGTCCGTCAAGGCGGCCGACATGCGCGCGCTCGCCGCGAAGGCGCGGCACATGCCGCCCGCGGCCGCGGCGTTCAAACAGAAGCGCCTCAACCTGTGGGTCAACGCCGAGACGCCCTGGTTGTCGATGGAGGGCTGGCGTGACGGGCAGCGTAAGTGGTCGCTCGAGGAGCTCCGCAGCCAGGCGTGCTGGCTCGGGATTGATATGAGCTCCAAGATCGACCTGACGGCGGTTGTGGCGGCGTTCCCGCCGACCGAGATGCGTCGGACCTGGCGGCTCGTCTCCTGGGTGCTGACGCCCGAGGAGACGCTCGAGGCGCGCGCCCTGCGCGATCGGGCGCCGTATCAGTTGTGGGTGCAGGCCGGGTGGCTGCGGACTAACCCTGGGAACCGGATCGACCAGGACGAGGTGCGGGCCATCGTGGGCGAGGCGCGTGGGCTGTTCGACGTGCAGGGGGTCGGCGTCGATCCCTGGAACGCCGGCAACCTCGTCAAGGATCTCCAGGACGACGGGTGCCCGGTGGTCGAGGTGCCGCAGAATATCTCGCAGATGTCGCAGCCATCGAAAGAGTTCGAGGCTGACGTACTCGACGCGTTGGTGGACGCCGGCGACAGCCCGCTGATGCGGTGGTGCGCGTCGAATGCGCGCGTCGTCACCGACAACAAGGACAACATCTTCCCGACCAAGAAGCGGAGCCGCGGACGGATCGACCCGATCGTCGCGGCGATCATCGCGCGCAAACTGGCCGGCCTCGCCGGTGAGGAAGTCGGCGCCGACGATCCGGACTTGGTGGTGGCCTGAGTGGCCACGCACGTCTGAGCTGACCTCTGCACCCTCTCGCGTGCGCCGCGTGGCAACCGCGGGTTAAGCGATGGCAGGTATTGAACCTGAGACTGCGCGCCGGTTGCACGACGCGTGTGCGTGGCCGAGGCCGATCCTACTGCTCATGCGAACGGCGTGAACCGCCGGCGCTTGCCGCAGAGGCACCAGTCGCCAACCTGCGCGCCCTCACGGAAGTAATGGGTCGAGCCCACGTCGCCGCTGCGATCGCACCGCGGCGGCGCTGGGGCGGCCGCAGTGGGCGGCGTGGGAACCAACGGCGCGGTGTCCGGGGCGCGGGAGAGTTGCGCGCGGCGGCTGGCGGCGATCGCGGCCTGGCGATCGCGCACGCGGTGGCGGATGTTGCGCATGGCGCATAATATGGGCCGCGATGCCCGACGCCGCACGTAGACCCGGGCGCCCTCCCCTCGACCGGACCGATCCCGGCCCGTCCGTCACCGTTTCCATTCGCTTGCCGTCGCGTGCTTACGATCGCGTCTGTCAACGCGCCACCGCCGGCGATGTGTCGGTCTCGGAAGTGCTCCGGCGCGCCTGGCGCGAGTCAGATGACGCCGCGGACGACTGACCGCCTTCGGACAATTTCGTACTAAAAAATCACGCCCAACGGTTGAGCCGTGGCACCGTGACCAACGTCTCCCATGTTCGCGTGGCTGATGTGGTGGCGGCCGCCGGCGCTTCTCCGGGTCGTGATTGTCAACCTGAAGGAACCGACTGACGAGGCGCTCCGCGGCGTGCTCTGGTCCGGTCGCGGGCCGTGGTTGCAGTTACGCGAGGCCGCGATCGTGCCGGCACACGGCGACGCGCAGCCGATCGATGGGGAGGTGCTCGTGCCGCGCGACAACGTCGCCTTCATCCAGGTGGTGCCCTGATGCCGATTGTCCAGTCCCGCGGCACCCTGCGCTCGGTGGAGCGGTCGCCGGCCGCGCCGGCGATCGGGCCGAGTCGATCGGGGCTCGACGTGCCGTGCGGCGCGACCTATGCGGCGATCTACCGGACGCAGCCGAGCGTCCGCACCGTCGTGTCGTTCCTGGCGCGCAACGTGGCGGACCTCGGGCTGCACGTCTTTCGGCGCGTGTCGGACATCGATCGCGTCTACCTCATCGACCACGAGCTCGCGACCTGGATCGCGAAGCCGAACCCGGCGATGACGCACTACCGCATGGTCGAGAACCTCATGAACGACATGGGGGTGTTCTTCAACGGTTACTGGTTGAAGCTCCGCGGCGACCCGACGCGCCTGTGGTTCGTGCGGCTGCCGCCCGAGACGGTCACCGTCGATGGCTGGCTCCTGCCGTCGGTGTTCTGGTGGACGCTGCCGGATGGCAACGTCGTCGAGTTGAAGCCACGTGACGTCGTGCACTTCAACGGCTACGACCCGGACAACCCGCTGATGGGGCTGTCGCCGATCGAAACCTTGCGGCAGATCCTCGCCGAGGAGGCCAACGCGACGCTGTACCGGCGCGCCTACTACGCGAACAGCTCTCGCGTGGAGGGCGTGATCACACGGCCGGCCGGCGCGCCCAAGTGGACGCCGGAGCAGAAGTCGGCCTTCCGCGAGCAGTGGCAGT